CAGGCCGGACTACTACGCAGACCGCTAAACCTGATGTGAAACCAAGTCGAGATAGGGCCGGATTGACTCCTCGTCCCGCTCGTTCAGCTAAACCAAAAGAGGTAGCAAAGCCAAAACCCAAAGCCAGAAAAAACAAAAAGGCATCCGCATTACCAAGTGAGAAAACTCTGGCAGCAGTAAACAAGGCCGAGCGTGCGGCTACTAAGGCAGCGCCAGCAAAACGAGCCTACTCTGCGCCTAAAGTAAAAGACATGACAGGCGCACGCGCTAAGAAGATCTTAGAAACTGCGGGCAAGACCGTGCCTAAGAAAGCGGCAGAGCGCATTGCTCAGGCTCGTAAGCTTGTTGCCGGGAAACGCAAAACAGCAGGAATGGGCCCTCGTCAAGGCAACCTTAAGAGGACAGCTAGAAAACCTGCCCAGGCTAAGCCTGCGCAACCTAAGGGTCCATCTGTAGCAGACCAGAAAGCTGATATTGCTACAAAGACTAATGCTCAGCTTAGTGCCTTACTGAAGGCTGCTGGTTTTGCGGTTACCAAGATTGGCACTGGCGCTAAAGGTAGCAAAACAGTTAGCCGAGCTAAGGCTATTAGCAAACTGCAGGGGCGGGTAAACAAAGCAGGGCGGGCTGAAAAGGCTGCTAAATCTGGCAAACCGGCTCGTCCACAGCGACGAAACCAAAAACAAAAAGACACAAAAACCAAAGCAGAAACCCAAAAGGCTGAGGCTCCTAAGGCTGCCAAGGCTGCGCCTGCAGCGAACAAGGGTATTAACTTAGCGGCAGAGCTTGGTTATCGGAGCAAGGAAAAACAAAAGGCTTTGAATAAGTTCTTTAGGGAGCGCAAGGTTTCTACTCTGAATGATCTGATTGAGAATAAAGAAACACTCGCCAGGGCGCTTGGGGCTGTTCGTGGGGGAACTAATAAAGTAGCCAGTGGGAAAGGCTTACTAAAACGAATCAACACCAGAATTAGCGACGTTCGTGGTAAAGGTGGTGCCGGTAGTCCTATGCCCAAAGCTCGTGACGCAACTGGTAAACGAGCAGCGCAGGGTCGCACCAGAGACAGGACAACCCAAGAGGTAGAAGATAAAGTAGCAGAACGTGCAGCGCGTGAGGTTCGCAGTGGTAGTGGTCCTACTCTGCGTGGCATCGCATCTGACCCTATTAAGGGTACGAAAGCTCTGTTTACTAAACTGGCAAAAGGCGAGATCAGTCCTGCGCAGATGAAGAGACAGCTAAAACCTATCTTAGCGAAAGCTAAACCGGGTCAAAAAGCTGATTTCAATAGGGCTTTAGATTTCTTTACTAGAATGCAGATCAACATGAGGGCGGCAAAGAAGGCAGGCAAAGTCCGGCCGGAGGACACCAAGGCTCTTAACAACGCAGCAAAGCAACTGCGTCAGATGTTAGCAACTATTGCATTAGCGGCGGGTATGGGTGCTGCAGCCGAATAAGAAAAAGATCTTCCAAGAGATCAGCAAGTGTGCGTCAGACTTTGCGTATTTTGCAGAGCAGCACATTCGTATTGTTGATATTAACGGTAAGGAAACAAACCTAAAAATCAACGAAGCTCAGCGAAGAATCTTTAGATCTGTTAACAAAAACCCACACCTTATGGTGCTCAAGGCTAGAAAGCTAGGGTCTACAACACTTATTGCAGCTTATTTTTTGTGGAAAGCTCTGTTCAATAAGAACAATCGTATCGCTGTCGTCGCACACACTGACGATGCAGCCCGTGCTATCTTTCAAATTTATCAGTTTATGTATGCTAATCTTCCTACGGAGTTGAAGATCCCAGCAGAAAAGAACCGGCACAATGAGCTAAAGCTTAAGACAGGAAGCCAAATCAAGGTCGGTAGCGCTGCATCAGAGGGGTTTCGTGGGCAGACCTATCAGTATATCCATGCTTCAGAATACGCATTCTGGCCAAACCTAGAAAAAAGTATTGCTGCCTTATTTGGTACGGCGGATGCAAACGCAACGATTATTCTCGAGTCTACTGCTAACGGCCTGAACCAGGCGTATGAGATGTGGAACCAAGAGAACGGCTTCGAGAAGATGTTCCTCGGTTGGAAACTAGATAAGCGATACGTCCGAGACAAGGCCTACTTCAAAGACTTAACGAAACTAGAGCGAGAATATATTAGTAAGCACAAGCTTACTAATGAACAAGCCCATTGGTTTGTACATCATTTACGGACAAAGTGTGCTAACAACTGGTTGATCTTCAATCAGGAGTTCCCTGTCCATGCTGAGATGGCGTTCGTCACATCAGGACAAAGGTTCTTTCCCGACCCGTGGCCAGTCACCTCGTTTGTTCCGGGGCTCAAAATCCACAAGGAACCGCAACCGTATAGAATCTATACCATTGGTGTTGACACTGCTTCTGGCTCCCCCGGTGGCGATTACTCTGCTTTCATGGTTCTCGATGTCACGGATGATAAGAAGATCGAGATGGTGGCGTCGTACTACGACAGGGAAGCGCCATCAGACTACAAGCAGGTCGTCCACGAGCTAGCTGACAAGTATACAGCTATGGCCGTAATCGAAAGTAACTCGTATGGTCTGTCGATTATTGAGCACATGATGGAGCGTGCTTACCCACGCATGTTCCGTGACCAGCACTTCGACAAGGCTAAGAATCAGTGGACCCCAAGGTATGGTTTCAACACCAACTCAAAGAGTCGGAACCTTATGCTCAGTCGTCTTTATGAATATGTTACCAATGGTTACTTATTGGTTACTGATAAAGTGTTTATGGCTGAAGCTAATACGCTTGTGTACAACAGCCGTGGTAAGGTAGAGGCCCCATCAGGTAAACACGATGATATGGTTATTGCTACGGCACTTGCTCTTATGGGGCTAGATCAAGTAGAAGACCTGATAGAAGAAGTTGCTAATAAAGTAAGACCGACTAGTGTAAAAGAAATGTTGAAATGGGAGCTTGCTACAGGGCGCTCATTCAAAGACGCACGACCCGAGGAGTTTTCACCGGACCCGGTTCAGGAAGTGCTTAATGATATTGGGGTCTGGTGATCTCGTTTGGTAGGCGTTACCTACTAGGAAAGGCGTAAAAATGGTGCAGCTAGACGCAGAAGCACAAGAGGGGCTCGCCGCCGCTTTAGAAAATCTCGACGAAGGTAGTGCAGATCAGCAAATACAGGAGTACGCCGAGGAGGCAGAAACTTATTCTGACGAAACCGAGTACGAGGAGGGCGGCTACGAAGAACAGTACGCCGATGATGACGAGGAGTACGAAGAGTACGAAGAATACGAAGACGACGAAACCGATGTAGAAGAAGGCCACTCGGTGCCTTATGGTCGTTTTTCTAAAGTCATCGCTGCGCGCAACAGTGCAGCAGAAGAAGCTCAAGAGCTACGTGAGCAACTCGAGCAGATGCAGTATCAAATGGACATGATGAAAAACATGCGCCAGATGATGGGGCAAGACGTGCCTGAGGATGTCGAACCTCAAGAGGAGTCACCGTTTGACACCTCTACTGAGATGGGGCGGATGCAGTCGCAGATGCACGAGATGGCTGTTCAGCAAGAGCAGTACACGTTAGAGCGAGAGCTAGCGCAGGTACAAGAAGAGTATCCGGGTATTGACTCATCCGTTCTTTTGAACGCTGTGATTCAAGACCCATCAGTGGATATTATGGCTGTAGCTGAGCAATACACAAATCATATCGCCGAAATAGAAGAAGCTGCTATTAGTAACTTCTTGGCGAATCTCGATCTCGAAGAAGCTGACGAAGAGTTCGAGGAAGACTTACCCCCCGAGGTTGGTAGCCGTGGTGGTCGTCAACGAACGATGACCAGTGCTGCGGGTAACAAGCCTCAATCTATGGAACAAGCCCACGCAGCTTTGTCTGAGTGGCTTTCAAGTAATTAAGGAATATTGAAATGGTTGCCGTTTCATCTGTAAATTCGCTAGATACAATTCTGAAAGAGTTTTATTCTGGCCCTATTCGCGATCAGCTTAATAATGAAATGCTGGTCTTTGAACTTTTTAACCGTAAGAAAATGAACTGGGTTGGCCGTCGAGTCATCATGCCAGTGCGTGTCGCTCGTAACGCAACGAGTGCCTATGCTGCTGACAATGGTACGCTTCCGCCTGCTGGGGAACAAACTTACAAAGACCTCACGATTACTGCGAAGTACCTGTATGGTCGCATGAGCATTACCGGCCCAGCAATTGCGCAAGCAAAAGCCAGCGTCGGTGCTTTCGTCAACGGCCTTCAGCAAGAGCTTGATGGTGCTGTTGAGAGCGTGAAGAACGCTGCTGACCAAGCTTGCTTCACCGGTGGTGGTGCTGTTGGTTTTATCTCTGAGAAGCATACGGCCGCTCAAACCGATTTTGAGTTCTCAGGTAATATTGACCAAATCCCCGGCAATGCAACCGCCGGTGTTCGGTGTGTGCTTGTTCGTAATGACACTTACGCTGTTATTACTAATGGTCATGCTGGGCCTTTGGCTGTTCGTCAGTCGGCTACCGCTGGTAACGTTGAGTTTCGCCATGATGTTGTTGGTGGTGCTAATCAGGTAGACCTTACTGGTCTGCCAAAGGGTGCTGCTTGTACTCTCGTTATTATGACGGACACTCCGGCTGCTGCTACGCAGGACCGACTCAACGAAGCGCTTGGTATCTACGGTAACTTAGGTGCGGGATACTTTGATGCGGCTGTTGCTGCTGGTGGTGCCCCGACTCACTGGGGTACTGATCGCACCACCGCCACTGGCACTGCGACTGTTCTTCAATCCACGATTGTGTGTGTTGAAAACACGATTAACCCTGGCGTTGCTGGCGCTGGCAAGCGAATCGCTGTGGACACCAAGCGTATGCAGGGTATCCTCGATACGATTGCTGACCTGAGTGGTTCAGAGCCTAACTGCATGATTGCTCATTATATCTTCCGTCAGGAATATACTGCGCTCATGTCGTTTACTAGTGGTACGCAAGTTACCAGTCGCAACGTAAACGTTGACGATGGTGATCCCGGATTCAACCTGAATGCGTTATCGTTCAACGGTATTCCGCTCAAGGTTGCTCGTCACTGCGGTAAAGGTCTACTGATCTTCTTGAACCTGCAATCGTGGGTTTGCGCTGAGGTTGCTGCTCCTGCCCTTGCGGACATGGATGGTAGCGTGCTTAGCCGCATGAACAGCCAGGATGCTTATGAAGCGTTCGTTCGTTACTACTACAACACCGTATGCACGGCACCGAATCGGAATGGTATTCTGACCGGTATCAGCTACGCAGGTGTGTGATAGTGATTGAGGTCGCTCGCCTCATCGTTGATCTCGGGCAGTTGGGGCTCCTTATATGGGGGCTCCGACTGTTCCGAGACACGTTTGGGGTGGACGATTCTCAGGCTGATGAGGAACTTGCAACGCCTATGCGTATCTGGGAGGACTAATGGCTGACTATATGCCGGGTTCGCTTGCTGCTATCTTTACTGCTGATAAGCGCATGAACGAGAAAGAACGGATGCGTAAGGCGGCAGAGAGAAAAGCCAACGAGGCTCGGAAGAAAAAAGAGTCTGGTGATATTGGTGGCATGATCGGCACTGGTTTGGGAGCTTTGGCTCTGCTTAATCCTGCGACAGCGTCTTTTGCTCCGGCTATTATGAGCGTGGCTGGTAAAGCTGGGACTATGGTTGGAACAGGCGAGGTGTCCGGAGGTGATGTAGCCGACCTCGCTCTCAGCGCAGTAGAGGGTTACGCTGGTGGTACCGATAAACAAAAAGACGCTTTTATGAAGCTGTTGCGTTATGGTAATTACGGCAACAAGGCTTTTGGTGAATCAATCAAAGATGATGATAAAGGTTATGACGATGAAGAAATGCGTCGAGCCCTAATGAGAGGTCGTTATGGATAAGATGAAAAGTCGTAAGCTATGGCTGTCAGTTTTGGCAGCTATTCTTCCTATTGTTGCTAAGCACTTTTTCCCTAATCTGCCTACAGAAGCTATTGTGGCATCTGTAGTTGGTGCTGTGGCTGGTGTGCTTGGTATCAGTATGGAAGATGTGGCTAAGCAAAAGAGGGCTGCTCTGGAGGCAGCAGCTTCCCAGGGAAAAAAGCCCTCAGAATAATCCCGCCTGTTGTACTACGTCCTACTGACACTGGTGGCCTTGATCTTTCTCTTACTGGGAATCATCATAGGTGGGATGCTGGTGCTGCTGTTAGACATACGATCGGACGAGACTTCGACCTCACCGCTCAGTTGTCAGCAGGCGCAGCCTGGGGAGATCCCACCGATTGGCAGGGAACCGTAGGAATGAAATGGAGATGGTAAATGCCTACTAAGAAAAAAGAAACAAAACCCGCAGCTAAGAAGGCTAAGGCCCCAAAAGCGGCGGCAAAGAAAAGCCCGGCTCTTGAAGCCTGGGAGCGTCGTACTTATTTGTATGAGAAGCAGCGAAGCGGAAAAGTCTTTACCAAGGCCGAAGCTGAAGAGGCTGATCTTATTCGCAGGCAGCGTGGTGACATTGTGCCTGGATTCAAACCGGCAGCTTAGGTATGCTTGAAAAGGGTTCTTCACGGGCTGTGATTAGGCGTAACATCGCTAAAGAGATGGCTTACGGAAAACCGCAGAAACAAGCTGTCGCTATAGCTTACAGTAAAGCAGGGAACTCTAATGGCAAAAAGTCCAAAGGCCGCAAAACTAAAAAAAGACATAGACGAGTTCAATACTGATAAACTCAACTATGTTCGTATTTGGGATCTTTGCCTGTTGTTTCTTCAGGGGCGGCAGCAAATAGTCTACGACCGAACAACGGGTGACCTAAGGCGGTCACGCGTTGAGGGTTCGTCGGTAACTATTAATCTGATTCTTAATATGTACCGCAACCTGCAGAGCCGGCTCGAGGTTAACTATCCAGGCACCACGGTTTTGCCAGCAAGCCCTAGCGCTGAAGATGTTGTAAAAGCAAAGAGCAGCGAAGCCGCTCTTCAGTATTACTGGCAAGCGCAGCGTATGTCTGGCCATTATTCTAACCTAGTTGGGTGGATACTGTCTTGTGGCAACGCTGCTTTTCACACGCGCTACAACGGTGAGGATGTCACGACTGAGGTTGTGTCTCCTTACAATCTGTACTTTGAGCCAGGGGTAACGTGCGATCGTGAATCAAACTGGACTGCGATGTCTAAGCTTGTGAATCGTGAAGACCTAGAAAAGGCTTACCCTGAACACGCAGAGATAATCAGGAAAGCGGCTTCGGTGCCCCGTGGTAAAGATCAAAAGAAAACTTTCTACGGCCTGTATCCATCACAAGACCTACAAGACCGATTAGAGATCTTTGAGGTTTACTTTAAAAACGGTGACCGAAAAGTCCTGCTTGATGAGAACTATTTGTTCGAGGGCAAATGGATAGGCAAAGAGATTCCTGTTCAGATTGTACGCTACTGTAAAATACCTGGCCGCTTGTGGGGCATGGGTGCTGTTGAGCCTTTACTCGAGATTCAAATTAGCTATAATAAAGTGCGCTCTCAAATCATTGAGAATGCAGAACTTATTGGAAATCCAAAGTGGCTAATCCCGAAGACGGCAGGCGTGGGTCCGAACAGCATTACTTCTCGCAAGGGGGAGAAGATTTATTACAACCCAGCGGGCGGGGCTCCGACGGCGGTAACGCCACCGTCATTGCCAGGGTTTGTTTTGCAGAATGCCTCTCAGCTAGCATCAGAGATGATGGACGTGAGTGGCCTGCACGCTACCTCACTGGGTAAGCGGGCTGTTGGTGTTACATCGGGCAAGGCTATTGAGGCGCTGTCTGGTCGGGACATGACTCAGTTGCAGACAACACAGAACGACCTTGAGCGCGCATCCGAGAAGCTTGGTAAGGTAGTCTTAACTCTTATGCGTAAGTATTACACAGAGGGTAAGATGATGAGAATGATGGACTCTTTGGGTCGTGTTGTTTTTAACTACCTAAAGACTACAGATTTTGTTGATGACCCTGAAATTTTTATTGAGGCCGGGTCTTTGTTTAGAAATGAAAAACAAGACAGAGATCAAAAAGTTATTGACATGCTGCAATTAGGCTTAATCGAGAAAGACGCTGCGCTTAGGGAGCTTAAATTTGGGACAGGTAATACTTATGTATCCGAGCGCTTGCAGTCGATGGCCCATGCCAACGACATCCTTATGGCCGCAGCATCCGGCAAACCTGTTGAGATCTTTCCAACAGATGACCTTGAGGTGTTTAAGGAAGTCTTTGGTGATTATATTAAGTCGGCTGATTACTATGAGCTTCCATATGATCGCCAGTCTTATATTAGAGATGTCTTTATCTCGCTTGTTACGTTCGGTGCCCCTGATCAGGTAGCTGCAGAGGCCCATTTCAAACGCACTGTCTTTCCTCGGCCTACACCTAGTAGCGATTCTGAGCAGGCTTTTGAGACAGCTTACCAGTCTCCTGTGTCCGCCCTGCAACAAGAAGCAGAGTTTGATCGCATGTCTAGCTTAAAGATGGCCCAGCAAATGGTAGATGAGGTTCCGGAGCAAGGGCTTCGCCGCACAGGTATGGGAGGTGGCGGATGAGAACAGGTGAGGTTTATGATCTTTTTAGATCTTTAATTGATGAACCCGACGAAACGTTTCTGACGCTAGCTCAGGCGCAGTTAATGTGTGATCTTGGTTATCGTGAGTTTCGCCAGACTGTAACCGATATTGATCCTGAGGTTTATGTTGAGCGATTTTTTATACAACCATCTAGTACGGAATACGACTTGGCAGGAGCGCTGTTCCTTAGTGCTGCTGGTGCTGCTGGTACTAATCCCGCTCAAAGAATCGTGCGCATCGGTCAAGTTGATAGTGCAGCTAACGATGCTCTTGCCTATTATTTAGTGCCGACACAAACGCCGGTCCAAGTAGAAAACCTCGAGGGTGATTTTTGTCTGCAGAATACTAAGCTTATATTTTCGGGGCGTATGGATGCAAACACCTTGCGTATTGAGTACATTCCGGAAAGCACTATTCTGAGCACTGCCTGGGCCAGCGGCAATGCAACAGCTATTGACAACCTTGCGGTTCACCATCCGTTGATTGCTTTGTACGCTGCTCGTTATTACATGATTCGGGATGGTGCTCCCAACACCACGTTGGTAGCGCAACTAAACCAAAAAGAGGCGGCCCTAAAAGCATACCTCAGTGTTGGGCGATCTACTGATAGTTCGCATTACATTGTGCCAATACGTGGTTACTCAAAAGTGGTGGTGAGCTAATGGCTGTAGGTGGGCTCGAAGTTGAACTCGTTACCGGAGGGATCACAGAGCAGCCTGCTGACCGTGGTCGATGGGTGCAAAACCTCTGGGTGCGCAGAGGTAGGTCTAACTGGGAGACACGGCCTGGTTTTGGCCAGCTTGCAAGCTACAACACGACTTTAGATACGCCTCCAAATCTGTCGGATGTACCTAACGCTTTCGGTTACGATGCTCACCTAGGCTCGGTATCGGTCCCTACTTCTTTCGGTACAACTCATATTGTCTCAGTCTTTCGTATGAAGTCTTATACGGGACAGTCTTTGTTTTCTGTTGCGGGTGTAGGTCAGTGGACCTCGCTATATGCAGTGTCAATTGTTGACAGCGCCACTGGGGATCGTTGGGAAGAGGTTCTGTTTAACCATACGTCCAAACTAAAAGACGGACCAGTGACAATGGATAACTGGGCGGGGTGTTACGAAACAAACGAGGATTTTGATAATCAGTCTTTTGTCTTTGGTACAGATGATAGGTTTCATTTCCATGTTTATGACAATGTTTTGTTTTTTGGTAATAGAGTTACCGGGGTTTTAACTTATGCGCCGTCTGATTTTAGAAAGTCTCGCAGAAAAGCTGTGGACTCTTCTTTGCCGAACAATGTTGTCAAGGGGTACAGTGAATCATCGTTGGTCGTTCCTATGGTCGCTGTGCCTGGCTTGTATCCTGATGATAATGTTTATTTACAAAGCAGAGATCTCCCCCCGTGTGTCGCTATTACTTCGTTCAAAGGCGTTCTTGTTTGGGTAGGGGAGCACGAGATTTATTTCTCTGAACCAAACGTGCCGAACTCTTTTAGGGCTTTGTCGTTTACTGTTGTCCCTAGCCAAAAACCAGTAACAGCCGTCAGTGTTCTGCTTGATAACATAATTATTTTTACTGATTCGGAAACTTTTTTATACCAACCTTCTGTAGGTGATGATCTTAGTGCCGGTGTTTTTGTTACCAGCAGTACCAGCATTGGCTGTTTAGGCACCAACACTATTACCAAGTTCGGTAACAACATAGCATGGTTAGATCGTAATGGTATCTACGCTACGTCCAACGGTTTAAACACCGAGCGTATCAGTGATAGCATTCATGAGTTTTTTGCTAACGGTGTTACCTGCCCGCTAAATCATTACCTCACAGCCAATGGTGCCACCGATGTAAGTGCTAACCTTCAGCCAAGAACACTTTTAAAATTTAGAGATGACGAGTTTTCTTCTCTAACTTTCTGGGAAAAAGAAGAGCAGCTTCTGTTTTGCAGCCCAACAAACAAAATTATTTGGTGTTTTAGCCAGGGCAGTTGGTCGCTGTGGACTGTCGAGTCTTGTGTTTCTGAGGCCGGTGGTGCGTCACTTGTTGAAGCAAATCACAACATCCAAGAGCCTTACATTCTTGTTGGTGATAATCGCTTGTTTTGCGTGGGAAGTTTTGATCAAGACGTTAGCGTAGATGCGTCCTCTAGCAAAGGATGTATTAGTTCTGCTTATTATTTGCTTGAGGCTGGCAGGGGCGGCTCGTTAGACAGGTCATATGAATATGAAGACTACCGATCTGTAAGTAATTTTTATAGTTTATATCCTGTGATTTCTGGGCCTGGTGGTAGCTTCACAATACCTGATGATGGTAGATTTTATTTTGATGAGCCCGAGCTTGACCCTGTAAGTGGCGACCTGTTTCAGCTTGTGTCAATTTACCCAGGTCCAAATACAGCTTGGAATGAAATTCAAGATGTGACTTTGCAGTTTACTTTCAGCGCTATGGATTGGCAACTAAAAGAAAACCCTGCAGTACCTGGCGAGTTGTTTGAAATGTTGCCAACCGAAAGACTGGCATCGTCTTCGGCGTATATAATTAAAACTGTTAACAACAACACTGGGGCTGTAACAATTCAGTTAAGCGGCGCCCCTTTTGCTATGGCGTTACAACAAAAAAACCCTTTCTTTATTTTAAGGTGGTCAAGAAAAACGTCGTCAACACGTTTAGATTTTGGTGTGTCTGTAACGCTGGCTACGCTTATTGATACTGTTACATCAGCAGATTGCCGTGTTTATGTGTGGAACCAAAAGAACGCACCGCTTCCGGCTGCTGACCATAAAGCTCAAGCTGTAGACTGGGCTTATAAAAGTGAGCAGGTTGGCGAGTCAGGAAACACGCAGGTAAGAAGCCGTGGTTTGTTTAGCCGCCTGTTGAGTCACGGGGCGTCGTCGTCTCCTATTGTGCCTAACTGGCTCTGGGGTCTGTTCAATGTTTTGAGCGCTAGTGATTGGAAGGGTTGGTCATCGCAAGTTGTAGACTTCACAGGTGAGACACCGGCCATTGAAACAGTAGCAAATAAAAAAACAATTAGAACGAGATTCAAAAACAGCAGCGGTGCTCTTGCGACGAGAACGTTTAGCGGTGAGCCTAAATACGGTGAATACCTTGTTGATGACACTGAGTTTAATACTGTCGCTGTTTCAGACAGCGCTCGAGGTGAGCACATTACTTACATGATATTTGGTTTTATAAGAGACAAAGCTGAAAAACTTGTCCTTGCTAGCAGCAAAGCAACCATGAGGCCAAATCAGGGCTCTCGCCGCAGGACTGGTAGATGAAAACAGATCGTATTTACAATAGAAACGAGTCTCGTGTTGGAACTGTAAACAGGCAAACTGATCAAGCTTCGGTCAATGTTATCCGTCGTTTAGGTCAGGAAGTGTTAAGCCCTAACAGTCAGGTAGTAACATCTCAAAACAACCATGTAGGTTTGTATGTTCCGTACTCAATTAATAATGGAACCAGCATTGAGCAAACCAAAGCAACGATAGTTTGTGCGCCTGGGACCACTTTTAATAGGCAAGTAAAAATTACAGGAACTGCTATTCTTACTAATTGTTATATTGACTGCTTTGAAAACGAGCCCGGCGTTGTTGTTGAGAGTGGTGGCCGCCTAATCTTAAGGGCGAGCCACATCACCAAATCAACAAACAAACAAACCGCCGCTACAGATACTTACATTCGTGTAAAAGAGGGTGGTTATCTTTCTGTTTCTGATTGTGTTTTTCATGGGACACAAAGCAACACAGGTAAGATTATTGTTAATGATGATGCTGTAAATACTGGCCGTGTTGCTGTATTAGGCAGCATGAACCTTACCGATATTGCTTCACCATACACTAATGTCGGCTACACGCAGGATGTCCCATGAGTAATCGGGTTGTTACAGATCAGCAGTTTTCTGAAGGAACAACTATTGATGGCAACCGCATCGAAGACGGGATGCAGGATGTTGAGCGTTTTTTAGATAAAGTTCCGCAAGAGTTTGTTCGTCGTCGGTTTGTTGAAAATCAAATTGTTTCAGGGTTTTCGCCTGTTCCCGGCAAGTGGCAAACAGACACCGCCCCCATTGTTATGTTTAGGCATCCGTGGTTATGGCATTTTAATAGTGACAGCACGAACCCAGAAAACATTACAAACCAACATAGACTTAAAGGTTATGGTCCTACTGGTAAATATTTTTGGACGCAATCTGTGCAGTTTGCACGGCCGGTTATAATTGATTCTTTCAATCTTGTAATGGCTCACGATCTAGGAACAGGAAGCGGAAGTTCTGAAGCGGACGATCAGCAATATAAGATGGGCACAACATATTATCCCAACTACGTGCCTCCAAACATAAATGATTTTGAGCTTCATATTACGATTGATAATATTCACACGCCAGAGGACAGAAGCCAGAACAGCATGGAAGTACACAAGCATAAGTTCTCAGGAGCAAGCTGTTTAATACGTCCTTATGTTGTAAGTGGTTCTGAGGCTCCTGTAAATGATATGAGTCCGGCTGTGCCAGGGGGTGGTCTGAGCGGTTACGCTGTTGTTATTCCAGATCTCAATATTCCATTGCACGCTCATTCACGCGCTCGATTTGTTATAGTAATACCTTATTACTCTAAGGTTGCCGATCAAGTAAACTGGACTGCGTTTCCGTGGTCCACTTCTGTGTGGAATCAATCAGTAGGTATTTTAGAGGCTAATCAAAATGTCTAAACTTAATTTTAAAAGGTTAAGCCGTGGCGTTAAGCTCCTTACTGATCACATTCACGCTCAGCTACAAAGTGCTTTAACTTTAGTTACGAGCACTAAAGTGCCGCAGGAGAACTTGGAACAAAACGCTGGCGTGTCAAGGTTGTCATTTAGTTGGCCTGTTGCACAAGGTATTGTCGTTGGCACCCCTGATAATTATTTGAGTGCTGCTTTCAATTTGTTGCCGCCACAAGAGGAGTTTCGCAATGACGGGATTTTAAACCCTGATGATCCTACTCTTATTTTGGATACGTTAAGTTTTTCTTTTGATGTTCGTGATGAGGCTGCGAGGCTTCAGAGTTCAGCCGTGGGTTTTCCAGCAACTTCTACAGAAGGAGCTTTGGATTTTACCGACGTTGATAAACTATCTTTTAAAATTACCATTTTTGAAAAAATACCTAATGGTTTTTCAGGGGCAACCAGCGCTACTAATTTTGATAAAACCGTGTTTTCTATAGATTACCCAAACACTTTATACTCCGGCAAATACAACCGAAATAACCCTGTTGTTCTCGAGGACATTGGCGTTATGATGAATCCGTATCGCACGTATTTGTTGGTTGTTGATTGTAGCAGCTATCTAAGTAGCTCGAACTTTCAGGTTAACAGTGTCATGGTTTCAATGACCTTTAATTCTACTTTAAGGTTACGAGATAGTGGGTCAACAAATGTGCAGAATATACCGCAAAGCACTGAGTTGGCTGGCGGCGAGCAGTATGGCGGCTCGTATGTAAGCGCCGAAACAATTACAACTCCTGCTGCTGGTGCTGTTATCAAAGCAGAAACCACAGGTTCTGATACTGGCGTGCAAGGTAGTTTTGAGAAAATAGATACAGCGGTTCGCCATGGTTTATCTGGTGGGTATACCACAAAGGGAAGACGCTTTGGTTACGAAAGCCTTCTCAATGATGCTGCCTATCAGGTTATAGCAGTGCCCATGTGGGGTAATGGTTGGCTCGTTAAACCTGGCCAGGTTTGGAATCAGTACCTGCCTTATATGGGCGTAACTCCTTACTCCGACGAAGTTGTTGATCGCAGAATAATCCCAATACATTATCCAATGGTTATCCACCATGTTACGTGTTTTTTAAACTATCAAGAGTGCTCACCTCCCACAACAGGTACGTTTCAGTATAAAGTTGGTGTTGGTATTGGATGTGGTTTGAGATCAGATAGCCACTCATACCGACAGGTTGCTTATAAAAAAATAGACTCAACGGTTGTCCCGTTTGACAACTACACTGCAAGCCCAACGGCTGTTGGCACGGTTAGTGGTTATGGTAAAATATACGATATCCCATTGGTTGGTACCGGTGGTTTCGGTCTGTCTAGTACAACAGGTAAGCCGTTTTACGTTGGTCAGGCTAATAGCACAGAAGAATTAAGGTCACCGGCAGCCGAGGTTGTTGGTGGTGCCGCTGTGTCTCAACCTAGTATTGACGGTAAAGAACAATGGATTGAAGTTCGCATGAGTCTAGGAGATACTGCTGGGATTGAGAACATGCCCGCTACACAGGGACTTGTTGGATATGGCGGCCATTGGGTATACATTATTGGTAAAAGACACGCTTGTTAGGGTAATGCAATGATTAGGTTTGGAAGCAGAAGAAGAAACAGAGAAAACCAGACAGGGTTTGGCCGCAAAATTGCTGCAGCTAGAATGGAAGAAGAAAAATTAAGAGATGAGGGCATCGGTTTATACGATGAAACTCTTGATATGATGGAGGCCGAGCAGCAAAACGTGCAAAGAGATTTGCGCGCTGGTGTGGACCGAGCGGCTAGTCAAACTTTTGGCAGGGGTCTTGGTCGTGCTCGTAGTGGCGGGGCTTTGCGTGGCCAGTCGCAACTTGAGATGGATCTTCGTAGACAGGCTGGTGAAGCTCGTCGTCGTTTCCAAACAGAAAAGCAGCAAGTAAAAGCTGACCAGTTAGCTTTCAAGCGCCAGACAATGAAGACATCTACTCAGTTGCAAGCGGAAGCTTCTGATCACAAGCAAGCTATAGACGAAGCTTATGATAGAGCAACGTTCCTTGGTTTTATGAACGATGCAACGTACAGAGATGAAATAGATAACTACATTGATCGCATGGGTTTAACAGGTGAGGCAGCAGACGCAGTGCGATCGGCCGCTGACGATAAAAGGCGCACAGCGTTTTTCAATATTTCCAATATTTCGGTGGGCTAGGAGCGTTCAATGGGTAGAATTATTTTAGATCCAAAAGCTTTTGCCCCAGCGCAGAACATGGATTTTTCTCGGCAGCCAGGCAGACCTGTAGCTTCTCAATGGATGACGCCTAGTGGTGTTACAACCGCTGTTAAGTTAGCTAGTTTGCTTGGTGGTTTGCGTCTACCCAGGGGCTTGTCTGACCCCGCTGTTGATGCAGAAGGTCAAGCTCTCCAGTTTGCAGCACAGAAACGAGCAGAAGCTAAGCAGGCCATTGAGGATCGTGAAGTTGATGTTCGTCGTCGAACTGAGGAAATGACTGCGGGTGACTTCGCAGCAGCAGGCCCACAGCAGCGCTTGTCTGCAGACCAGCAAAAAACCATCGACGACATGCGTGCTATCGGAGGTATGTTTTCTAACGTTGTTGCACCTGATGAAAGCTCTGGGGCGCAAGGCATTTTTGCAGAACGTATGGTTAGCCAGCGTCCTGAGGCGCAACGATCTAAAACTTTTATGCAAAAGTTTTTAGGCCCGCATCCTTCAGTTGAATTTGGAGATGTAAAACGCGTCAAAAGAAAAGGCGCTAAAGTAAAAACCGCAGACGATCCAATGGCAACGCAGTATGTCCCTGACCAAGATCCTTCTTTTAGGGATCGTTTTCGGGGTAAGCCGGTAAAACGCCCTGATATACTTGATCAAGACCCGCAGGCTATGGTTGCTCAAATGGAGCAGGACGCAGGTGAGGGTCTTATAAGTAACTTACTGCAAGACGGTGAGCGTGCTTTTAGCAATGTCTTCAATAAAGATATTGAAACCTTGCAACAGTATTTGTTGCAACAGGGATATGGCGTAAAGATTGACGGAAAGTTTGGCACTGAAACCCTAAGAGCAATGCGTGCTCATGCTCAAGACTTATCTGCTGGCAAGCGTGGTCCCCTGCCTATGTCGCAAATTAATTCTTTCGTAGATCTAGCGCTCGAAGATTTGGTTGCAGACAAAAACGAAAAAGTTTCACCTGTTGTTGAGTCGTTAACTAGATCGCAAATGTTAGAAGTGCTTTCAGAATTTAGAAAAAAACGAGGTCAAATTACTAACGCCATAGCTAAATCGGGCGGCGATACACAACAGGTTGCAATGTATGAAGAGTTGCTCATGAAGCAAGTTCGCCGCAAGTCTCGAGTGCAAGCAGCTTATGATGCTGGGGAGATCGCTGGGTTTGAAGAGCTTGGTGTGAGATACCCTGGCCTCAAACGAAGAATGACAGACCAAGAGCTTACAGACTTCACCGACATGCAACAGGCTCGGTTTATGCGGGACAAGAAAGCTGAAGATCCCTACTTTGGTTTAGCCCCGAGGGATGCTTTAGAGGCGATAATTGCTGATGCTCCTACTGAAACCACAGCGGAGGGACAGCGTAAACTCTTACGTCTCGCCGCCAAATATACGCCTGACTATGCAACATTCGGGGATTACTTTTTTGATACTCGTAAAGATAGAATGCTGGAAAACGCTGATCGTTTGAAGTCTTTGTTTCCGGCGATTGAAACAGGACCGACGCCGCTCGACAAAGCAAAGCTAGCAAAAACAGAAAGCGAAACAGCACTGAACAAAGCGAAGAGAGCAAAAGTTAGTGCTGATACCATGGAGACTCTGCAAGATATTGCAAAGAGCAGGGGGAAGAAGCGACCAAAGTTAGACAAAACATTTGAACGTTTATTAAAAGATTCTAACTCAGTGTTTGATGATGCCGCACAGATCAGGGCACGTAAATTTAATCTAAAAAGTGATAGCAACATGTCCACCGAGGACGTGATGAAGGCACTGCAAAGTTCTAACTTAACTGCCCCGCAAAAAGCTGAGCTTGTAGAGGACATGGCATTGATTGCTCGAATGAAAAATCAAGCAAAAAAGTTAGTTCGCAAAGGCCAGGAAGCTGAGCGCCAGGGTAACTTTGCTTTGGCTGACAGAAACTACAAAGAACTTATGAAGCTTTTATATCAAAAAGTGCCAAACGCTTTTGACGAAAAGAAATAAAACGTGGCCGAAAAAAAATTCACTACCATATCAGATCTAAGCACTAATCGTGAGCGGCAAGAGCAGCCTATTGGTGACGACCCTGTACAAGAGGCTCCTGCTGTAGCTCAGGGTGGTGACCCTGTTGACGAGGTTGGCGCAGCCGAAGCGTTGACGGTTGGCCTTGCTCGGTCTGTTGGTGGGTTGGTTGCTGGTGGTGTTGAGGGCCTTGCTGAGGGCGTGGTTGGTGCATTCACGGGCGAGGGTGAGGCGTATGAGGACAGCTTCAAGCGCCATGAGGATTTGTACAAAGAGCGCGCTGGTCGTGAGACGTATGAGAACACGCTGTCTGACATGGGAGATATCTTTAGCGCTCCAATCGTCATTGCTCAATCTGTTTGGAACAATATGTGGCGGCCTGATGGCTACAGCAGAATGCAGGCAATGGGCTCTGATGTCGGCGAGGATGCCATACTGGGACTAAAGTGGACAGCGCAGAACATTGACAAAGCATCTAAAGCTTATCCTGTCAGCACTCTGATGATGGCGTACAGTGGGGCTAAGGCGCTCGGCTCCGCAGGTCGAGCCTTTCGTGCTGCGCCGTCAGTTCAAAAAGCCCTAAAAGATATTGAGCCCATCGCAAAAAAAGTGGAATCGGTTGTAAACAAAGAGGTTAAAGACCTCGGTCTTCCCGACGCTATTAAGCAAGAGCGTAAGCTTGTTGATACGACTGAGGTTCCTGGCACGTTGTACTCTCGTGCTATTGGTGACGAGGGTCTTACTATATCAGACTTAGTCAAGCCGTCACTGTACGGTGCCGGTGCTGGTATGCTCGTTGGCGCTCCAGAGTGGGGAGCTACCTTAGGTCTGGGCGGTCGTTACATTCAGGGTGTGTTGTCGTCGCGCAGTCCGGGCAACAGAGATATCGTTGGTGGCGTTGGTCGGTTACTCAAGCACACGTCTGCTCAGTCAAGACTGTCTGATGAAGTAGCGATTCGTTCTTTGTTTCAGAACGCACCGCAAGCGTCTGCCGCTTTAGACACAGCAGGTTTGATGATTGCCGACGCCATCAAGAACGGTGTTAAGTTTTCAGACGATGTCCTCAATAACATTGGTGAGGTAAGCGGCGTCAAAGAGCTTATGGATGTGCAGCCGTCTTATTCCTTTAGATCAATTGATGGTAATCTAATGCAAGGCGGCCCAAGCAACGCAGGGGTGCCACGCCAGCTAAAGGTAGCTCGAGGTAGAATCTCCCAGAAAACTGCAGACGCTTTGGCTGAAGTTGAGCAACTACTCAAGGAGTCGTCATCGGAACAAATGATGGGGTACACCATCACTGCGCTTGATGATTTGCTGTCTGGTGAAAGCACGCAGTATGCTAGGGATCTCGGTGTAATGGGCCGAGCAATGGACATTGTTCGACAAAAGGCACCCGACCTAAACACTAAGCAGTTACGCCAGGTTGAAGAGTTGTTTCAAAAGGTTTCGTTAGGCCCTGTGTTTGGCCGACGAAGTGTAAACCCTGTCATCAAACTCGGCGATGAAACCATAGATGCACGCACCATTATTACTGATGCCTGGAAAGGTCTTAACGACAAACAAAGAGGGCAGGTTGCTGGCAATGTGGCGCTGTCTTTGGTTGAAGATAACAGGGGCATTGTGCGCAGCATTGCTGCAGCAAGGGCTCTCGATCGTGAGTCTCTTCGCATTTTCAAAGGTGATAAGAATGCTGCCAACACAGTGGCGTCGTTGCTAGCCAGTGATAATTTATTACAAAGAATAGAAGGACAAAGAGCCTACGCTGATACGTTGATTGATTCCGTTTTCTTGCGCGGCGATACAGTGCCTATGGTTAGCCCTGCCAACCTATCATTCAATGAGTTGGCTAACCTTATTAGTGATATGTATTTGGTTGACGAGGCAGCGCAAAACAGCCTGGTCACCATGCTCGAGTCAAAGCTGCAGCGGAAGCTTGGCCCTGACGAGGGCGCTGCTGCACGAGCTAGGTTGTTGGAAGTTGTGTATGAGCTATCAGATGTAGGCAACAAGCGTCATGATCTAGGCAAGATGGGCAGCGAACTGTCTCGTAGTATTGTTGCTGATGGCTTAGAAGACAACCGCATGTTGCAGCATTTAGACGGCATGGTTCACACTGGCTTGGTATCTCCCAGTGAGTTTGCCATGATTAAGAACAACGGCCTGACCGATGCCTTTGGTATTAATTTACAAACAGCGGGTGATGGTCGAAGCATCCGTGCTCCTTTGGCTAATACTTATTGGTGGTTACAAAGCAGTATCAACAACCATCCTCTCATGGGTTCCGTCGCTAAGCTGACAGGCCACATCAAAGCTGCGTATACTATTTTAAACCCAGCGTCTCACGTCAATAACGCAGTAAGTAATATTGGTTTGTTAGCTATGGACAGAGCCATGGACCCAGTGTCTGTTGTTGTGGGCTCGGTTGCTAATGGCCGTAAGTTATCAGAGTGGCGTGCGGGTAAGAAGTTTTCAGAACGTGACAACCGTATCTACGACAAAGTAAGTAAGATGGGTTTTGCTGAGGGTGATCTGATCGCTGCAGAAATTAGAGCGTTAGGTAATATGAACCCAGGCTATGGCGCTCCACCTTCGGTCGTTACAACGCTTGATGCAGCCAAGCGCTTTGCTATGGAGACGGGCCGCAAAGCAAAAGACATGGCCTCAGAAACGTATCGTCTTGGTGATTCAATCTTCAAAACAGACGAAGCTGTTCGCCGAATGAACATGGTTCTTGATAAGGCTGATGCTCTTGAGGACGGTCAGTTCTTAGATGTCAACACAAGTAAAGCAACAAAGACTCGGATTCGCAAAGAGAACGGCAAGCTTCAGATTGCTGGTCGCCGAGATATTTATGACGTAGCATCTGCACATGCACGCATGATGGCCAACGATTTGTTCTTTGATTACAGCCAAAGGCCAGGTGCTCTTCGTATCTTAGATCGGTTCGGTGGGCCAACATCTCTTATCAACCCCTACCTGACTTGGTACTGGAAGGCGATGGGTATTGGCGGTGATGGTTTATTCAAAAGAATCAACAACTTAGAGATCGAGTACAACACAAGCAGTCCCACTCTGCTTTTGCAGCAAGCACTTGGCACTTGGGGTAAAGAGGCCCGCAAGGCTGCGGTTATCAATGGCATGCGTTCTGAGTTTGAGAAGTACCCAGAGGAGCTAGCTGAGGCTTTGAGGTATAACGGAGATGAGAGCAGGCAGTTTCTCTTTTACGAGATGGCTAACCCTAACGTTCTTCAGTACCGTGATATCACAAACATGAACTACCTCAATCCCACGGGTACCTTCTATCAGCTTGTGGGTACGATAGTTGCAAACATGAAAGACAGCGATCGTTCAAAGCTGCTGAACGCCACAGGTCAACAAACATACTTGCGGCCCATCCTTGAGATATCGGGCCTGTCTGGCGGCCCAGCCTACGACATCTTCACAGCAGCAAGGAAAGGCAGGATGACCGTTGAGGATATCCTTACGCCTTTTATTGGTGTTGGTCTGACGCAGACAGTCATCGCTGGTGCTCGTTTGTCCGGTGTTGTTGATAGCGACATGAGTAACTTTGATCGGCTAATGGCGCTACCTGACGACGCCCGCAACTCAGCAATGGAATATTACTTTAGACGTATCTCATCCATAGGATGGCAAAAAGATTTTCTGTTCGGCAAGATTAAGAAAAGGCCAGGCCGCATTACTAGGTATCTCAACACACTCAAGCGGAACCTAAAGAAAAACTTAGTGGTGCCAGTTATTGAGGACGCAAGGGCTGGGGTTGCCGACGGTGAGAAGATCGCAGAGTCTTTAGCTCTTGCTAATCAAATGTATGGCCGTCGCTTGCAGGAGTTGTTCGCAGCAGCAAAGCATACTTATCCTGATTTTGTTTTTCCTGCTGATGCTATAAAACCAATCAAGCTAAGGAAGACAGATCTATGAGCGGATTCCCTCCCAACTTCAGCCCTAGTGAATTCAGGTGTAAGTGCAAGGGTAAGTATTGCGATGGCAACAGCCCTCAGCCTGACCGCATTCGTCACCTGGCCTGGTCGCTCCAACGCATCAGAAACGAGATCGGTTTACCCATGCGTATCAACAGCGCATACCGATGCCCTGAGCACAACCGTGCGGTGGGTGGATCGCCAGGATCGTATCACCCTCAAAGCCTAGCTGCTGATATTCACATAGACCACGTTCCTACCAAGCAGATAGCTGACCAGATAGAAGAGCTTATGGAGTACAGCAAAATCCCTGATGGCGGCCTTGGCAGATACAAGACGTTCACGCACTATGACATACGCACAGTGCCAGCGCGATGGGGGTCCAATGAATAGCCCGTTCACATTGCAACCAGTGCCCACCGGTGATGCAACCGCTCGTTACGAGCGGCTGAGTCACGGTGGTACAACCTGGCATGACCTAATGCCTACGCCTGCTAATGGTACAGATGGTACCATAGGTGCTGCGTTCACCTGGCCTAACTTCAACGGCGAGTCGTTTGTTAGCATTGGCGACCCAACAAAATTAAAATTTGCAGGAGCGTTCACTATTTGTTCTTGGCACAGACAAAGCACAGCTCCCCCAAGGCAAGGCAATGAGAGAATAGTAAGCAGAGATGCTGGTGGCAATGGGGTCCGACCGTTCCTTATGAGTCAGGATGAAATAACAGGACTCGCCCAAGCGTTTGTTTATAGCAACGCTTTCAATAATGTGCAGGCGTCTGGCAATTATGCAACGAACACCTATCATATGATGTGCCTTGTCAATGAGGGCGCAGGTGGCGATCTGTTGCTTTATATGGACGGCACGTTGCAGGGTACAGCGGCAGGAAAAGGCGGCGCAGTTCCTAACTGGTTAAACATCGACACCGAGTTTGGACGCCATCAAATGGCAAACAATACGACAGATTACTTTACAGGCGAAATCGACACAGTTCGTTTTTATGGTCGTGCTTTGTCTGCCGATGAAATACTTAGAGACTATCATGCCGGCAAGCCGGCGCATCCATAGGAAGAACAATGAGTGTAAACTATTCTATCTTAGCCAACAATCCAGTCTGGAACGGCAACACTACCATCTCCGACGCCACAACAGTACCTAAGTTTGTGCCTGCGGCAGGGGTCGACCCGTCGAGTGGGGGAGCCATGATGGTCACTGTTCCATCTGGTTACCGAACTGTAACGATTTCAAACGTAGGTTCTGTCAACCTGTTCTTAGCAGACAGTTCTAAGATGCCATCGGCAGCAGCGGTAACAGTCAGTCCTAATGGTATCCTTCTTCAGCCTGGGGCAGCGATCACCATTGGTTTATCTGGTGCTGATCTGGTTCTTTATAACCAATCAGAAGCCACCGATGGGTCGTTTGTTTCTGTCAGTTATTCTTGACGGACCCTGTCTAGCTTGCTAGGAGTTGCTCAACTCCTGTGTGGAGTGTGGGTTGAGAGGGGCTCCCTTAGGGGAGCCTTTCTTTTTTTCTGCACCTCTCGCACCTAGGTTCTTCCTTCCACTCCTTGACACTTCGATCAGCGATCGGCTCGGTCGAGTGAGCGCTGCACTCAGGGCACCTCCACTTGCGGTAGAGGCGCAGCCCTGGCCCGTGGAACAGGCTGAACTTTGGTCCTGATGCTTTGCGTTTTCGGCTCAAACGGTGATCGTCAATCTACTCAAGAACTTCATCCACTCTCGTTGTGTCGTTGGCTTCTCGCAAGCCTCGATGGGTCTGGTGATTGTTACATCTTCCCACTGATCTCTGTGTGCTTTCCACTTTTTCGCTTCAGCTAGGCTGTTGTAATACCAGATCGCCCACCCATCCTCTTCGCTATGTATAGTAACCTTATAAATCTTAGCCATTGTTCCTCCTAAAAGTATTTGTTTGATGTTCGTTTGTCTGGCCCAGCTAGGCGATACACCCTCGCCATCTCGTTGAGCCTGCTTGCCCCTGCTGCCCCGACGAACTCGTGTAGCTGGTCAGGCTTGAGCGTGGTGGTGATGAAGGTGCGACGGTCCTCGTTGTACCGCTCGTCGATGATGTAGCGCAGGGCGTTGATCTTGAAGTCGGTGGCACTGCCAACACCTACGTCGTCGAGCATGAGCAGGGGAGCCTTCGCCAGGCTGTGGATGTATGATGTCCTGCTGCCTGTGGCTGAGTCGCCGAGCAGGTCCATGGTCATGTACATCTTGTACTCGCTCACCCAGATAGGTTTGCGTGGGCCATTGTCGAGCATCCAGTAGTCATCCTTTTGCTCAAGCTTATCCTGCACACAAGCATTGAAGAGAGAAGTAAGCCATGATGTCTTGCCTCTGCCTGGCGCAGCACAAGCGACGACCCACTTCTTCGATGCCCATGTCTGGGCCTTGGGTGTCAGGCAATACTCAGCCAACTCATCGCACCATTTATCTTTGGTAAGATCGGCGAGTCTTGCCCCCCGAAACTTTCGAGGGACACCGAACTCGGCCAGGTGTGTTGTTAGGTTTGGTGGTTCTGTCATTGTTACTCCGTAAGCCAGCCCAGTAGAGGGCTGACGAGTGTGAGTGCTACGAGTATGCGTGCTGCAATCGTAGCGAGTGTGTCGTTGTGGTCGATAAGGAA